ATGAAAAAATTAAAAGTAACAAACCTTTCTGAAAAAGATATTCAGAATCTAAAACAAATAAAAATTATAGAGCTGGAAGAAATGAAACTTCAGGATTTGAAAATTCTGAAAGTTAAAATTGAAACAGCTATTGATAGTAAAGAAAAAGAATAAGAGCCTAATGTGGCTCTTATTAATTTCTATCACTTTCTTCATCGTTTTCATATATTTTTTGAAAATTAACGGTCGGTATTATTATTGCTGAAGCTTCCTTATCAAAAGAACTAATATTTGAAATATATGCTCTTATATATGGATATAGAATAGCTGCTCCATTTATTTTCAAAAATTTTATTCTATCCTTTTCTGAAATTTCATTTGCGAATTCGAACTCTCCTATTATTTCGACTTCTATTAAATTTATTTCAGTAGATATTGAAACTTTTAATTTTACAAATTTTTTACTTTCGTCAATTCCAATATCTATTTTAAATTTATTAATTTCATCATCCTTTTTTATCTTTCTAAATTGCATTTCACTAATATAATAATTTTCAAAAGATATTACTGGGTTATTTTCATCAGACAATATATTTCTTTCCATTTTTTCTCCTTATTCTAAACTGCTTGTAAATAATGCGTTCCTTCTAAATTTAAAACCGAATCGGTTACATCAAAGGAATTAATTTTTTTCTTGTTAAAAGACAAGAAATCAAGAGATTTTAAATTAACCACTTTTTTTCTAATATCTAAGTCCTTTTCGATTTTTATATCAAATAATTCAGGAAAAAAATCTTTTAATTCACTTTCGTAGAGAAATTCAGTTCCTATACTAGAAAGCTTATTTTCGGAAAAAGATTTTCTTAAACAAGCACCAAATTTTCTATGGAATTCCAAATTATTAACATCAAAATCTTCCAAATAATAGTAAATATTAAAATCTTCTTCTTCTGGAATCCCCTTTATTAATATATTTGGACATTCTTTTTTTATTAACTCTTTGAACTTAATAAATTCATTATCCATTTTTTCCAACTCCCCTACTATAAACTTCAAATCTTCCTATTAAAAAGTCATGACATTCTTTTGATTTTTTGTATTGTTGTTCTGTACTTTTTCTTGCTTCATAGTCTGCTTTTTGACGTTTTCTCTTAAATCCTCTAAAATCTGTCATTAATTTTACAAGTACTTCCGGGTCTTCTTTTTTTGTCCTTAGTAAATACTGTTTCAAAATTTTAATTGTATCTTCATGGCTATTTGAAGATTTGGTGTAATCTACTCCTTCAAAATTTTGTAAACAGTTTTTTAAATTTTGAAACATACTATAATATAGCCTACTAATTGCAACATCATAATATTCTTTTTCAGCAGATTTTTCTGCTATCTCAAAATTTTCCTTAGCCTTTTCGAGTAATATCATCTTTATTTCCTCTTAGTTTTATTATATATTAAGGGTTGTTATATAACAACCCTTAATATATAATAAAATAATTTCCTTATTTTGTCAACACTAGACTTCCATATATTATTATTAAAGGATTTATTAAATTTTATTCCTAGAAAATAACGTTTTATTTTTAAAAAAACACAATATCTTGTGTTCGCTTTATAAAAAATATTTAAAATTATTTACAAACCCAGAATTTTTTGTTATAATTTATTAAAGTGTATTAAACAAAAATCTTCTATTTTACAAGATTTATAATAGTTTTTCAAATTGCCGTTTGAGAAACTATTTTTTTTATACACAAAAAAAGATAGCCATTTCTGACTATCTTAATTTATAAGCGACTTTATCTCTGTCACTAATTCATTCTCAATTGTTTGCATATGATCTTCTACAATTCTAACAGCCTTTCCATAAAGCTCTTTTTCGTCAACACCATCATCTTTAAGTTCTGATAAAATTTGTGTTAATATACTTTTTGTTTCATCGAATTCTCTTTTGATTGTATCATATATTAATTTGTACGTGATGTCTTCGATAATGTCGTGCATATCTGTTTCAAAGTCAATCAGCTTCTTGTTAAAAAACGTATTGATTTCCTTGTTTATGATTGCCCAGTTTTCTTTTAAATGATTATTCTTGATATACTTGACAATCCTTTTCTGAATGCTCCATCGGATGTCCTGAATTTTCAGAATCAGCATTACCTCAAGCCCTTTACCTGTTATTTTTTCATTTCTCAGTCTTTCCTCCAGTCTGTTAAGGACTTCAACAAGTTTTTCGTTTTGTGTTTCCATATGATCCAATTTTTTAATCATCTCTTCAAAATACCTTTTGATGTCTCTAATCATAAAATCAAAAATCGTCTTCGCAAAGTATAAAAACACGCCACATATTACAACCATTATTCCAAAGTTTGCTATCTCTTTAAAAAACATTTTATCCTCTTTTCGCTGCTATAATATGTTTTTGTTCCCTGCTTTTTCCTCATCAAAAATTTGTTGCAGTATAACTTTTAAGTCAAATGTCTTTCTAGCTTCCTTTAAAACTTCTGTCAGAACTTCTTCACCAATCTCTTCTGCAAAGTCAGGAATCCATTTTCTATCAATTGATTTTTCTTTTTTCAACAGTTCTTCAAGTTTATCCCAGAAACCTTCATACACCTGTTTAAATTTTTCTGCTCCAGCTTTTCCTTTTGCAATTATTTCTGTTTTATAGATTAAAGTCTTTCCTAATTCTAAAATTTTACCTGTCAAATATATTTTAGCTGCTAATTTATCCATTTTCACCACTCCTATTTTCTTATTTTTTATCATTTCGATTTTAAGCTAGCTAACAAGCCCTACAATCAATTTTATCTTGTTAGCCAACTTTTATACTAAAATTATTTTTAACGCTCGAATTAAGCTTATATCAAAGCCGTTTTTAGTTATTATTCCAGTAATTTTTTACCGCCGCTACATAATATTTTGCAAGTTCTTTTTTTGTTGATTCTAACACTTTCATATCTTCTGAATTTGTTATGAATCCGCTTTCAACTATGACACAAGGCGTTACTGTTTTATATAACAACGTCCAGCCTCTATCCCCTCTTACACGTGGCAAGATTTTTCTGTCTTTCAAATGTGTTGCTTCAATATTAGCCTCTTGCATATATTCCGCTAATTCTTTACTTTTTTTGGAAGTGTGCCAAAATAGCATTTCAACTCCGTTAGCCATTTTTTCAGCTGAATTGAGATGAAATGATAATGTTACATCGCCTTTATTTGCTAAATTGTTAATTTTATCTGGCAACTTTGAATAATAATCCTGATATACTATGACGTAATCTACACCTTGCTCTTTGCATTCAGGAACGATATAGTTGTTTACAAAATCCTTATTCCAAGCGTGTTCCTCAAATCCATTTCCACATGCTCCTGGATCTTTTTTTACTCCACCGTGTCCTACATTCAATATTACTTTCATTTATACCATCTCCTTCAAATATTTTTCTTTTCTGTCTACTCTGTTAAGCCACCCTTTCAAGAATACTTTTTGAGAAGGTTTATTTACAACTATCACTCGATAAAATCTACGCTGTAAGTCGTGATATTTTTCTAAAAACTTAGCCTCATCTACTTCATTCAACGCTGCTAAACTTTTTTCTCCTAAAATTCCGTCCACTCTTAAATCAAATCCTAGTTCATTTAAAGCAGCTTGTGCTTTCTTAGCTCCCCAAGCTCCGCTATTTACGATAAAGTCGCATACTGATAGTGCTATCTTATCTGATTTTAAAGTATCAAGCCCGTTTTTATGATAATATTTCTTATCATAAATATCTCTAGCAATAGATAAAGGCATATCCCTCATATGTCCAGTATAGCCATATTTTCTCGCTTCTTCCTCAATTATTCCGTACTTAGTTTTTCCGCCCTTGTCGTGCTTGTCATTAGAATATCCTCCTTCGACCATTAACAAATAGTCAAATATTTTCTCAAATCTATCCATTTAAACCACTTCCTTTTTTTTAGTTTCTTTTGTATCTTTTTCTACTATTTCAGTTGTTAAAACAATATTTTCATCTTCAAACGCAGCGTCTGTTATTCTTAATAATTTTCCTTGCTCCATAATTTCAATTCCAATTAAATTCCTTATATCCATTTTCATTCCGCCTTTCTTCCCAGCAATTCCATATCTTTTAAATATTTGTATAATTTGGCTGGACTAAACTCGCTAGCCTTTAATGTCTTTAAATTGTAC